AGACTACCATTAAGTGGGCTGAGAGAGCTTTAAACGGGTATATGAACAATCAGTATATATCTCTTCTTAGCTGTCCAAATACCTCTATCAGCAATAGCTTCACGTTTCATCACCATCTTCTCAGCAATGCCGCCTAGGGTTTTAAATAGCTCAGTGTATGCACTTTCTAATACCTTCTCCAACTTCTCATGACAAACTTTATCAAGGAAAGCAACAGTGTTATTAGGCTTAACAAGCTGAACGAGAGGATCCATATTGACATAAACAGAATCAGTATCAATAGCAATAATGTAGTCATAATCAGTAGTTCCTATAATCTTGTTCATATACCCGTTTAAAGCTCTCTCAGCCCACTTAATGGTAGTCTGACCTGATGTTGTAATAGCTTCTGCTACATCCTGGTTGAAGTACCTGAAGTACTGATTACCCAACGCACCATACAGACTATTCATCAAAATCTTGATAGCCATCTGCTTGTTTTCAGCAATGTTAATCTCTTTCTCTATAGCGTATATTGCTTTCAAATCATTCTTATCAACACCTTCCTTCTTCTGTTGAGATGCTAACATGTTCTTCTTCACTACAACACGCTCTGTATACAAGTCACCAATGATTCGTGGAATAGTTCCTAACTTATCATTTCTAAATCTTAGACCGTTAGCAGCCATACCGCTGTTTGGGTCAGTGTTAATCGACTTCCCGTCCATGATGGATTGAATAGTAACATTAGGCTCTCTCATAACAATAGTTTCAGGACTCATATTATATTGGCAAATAATGTTAGGATACAATGAGTTAAGATCGAATGAGCACACCCAATTGTGTAGTCCTACTTGAGGAGCTTTAACATATCCTCCAGGATAATCACCCTTTTCTGAAATAACGTTAGGAGGAACCACTACACCACGTGAAGTAAGATCTCTATATAGTATAGAATCCCACACACCAACTGTGCCCATACACTCCCCATAGTTAATACCTGCTTTATACGATACTACCATAGCAAGCGTAATTAGACCCATCTTGTCCTCTAATCTTTCGATTAATTCAACGTCTTTAATGTTGTAGTCGATGAACTTTTGATAGTCTTCTTTGTATAATGTGTATAAGTTGGAGTGTTCTTCATATGATAGTTTACGTTCACCTAACACTGTATGAGCAATATGATCTAACTTGTACGACTCTTGTTGTCCATACGAATAACCAAACTTCTTAAATAGATCCAGATAGTCGAGAACAGCAATTCCATACACATCAAACCACTGGTGTTCATTGTTCATTATCCTAGTGGTACGAGGTAGTATAACATTCCATGGACTCAACATCTTTACAGTCTTAGTGCCACATATCTTGCCTATACGATTAACAAGGTAGGTCATATCAAAGAACTTAACATTCCACCCAGTAACAACATCCGGATAGTTTATAGCCCAACGGTCCACAAAACAACTTAGGAGATGTTCTTCATCTTTACATTTGCGATAGATAACTTCATTATCTTGCATGATAGATTTAGACACATCATAATCATTCAGACCGTATACATAGTATTTGTCCTCTTGATTATTCTTCATTGCAATTGAGATCACCTCATACTTAGCTTCATCTGGTTTAGGGAAACCCTCATCAGACTGAACCTCAATATCGATTGAAGTCACATTGACACGTCCACGATTGAATGCAATCTCGTCAGGGAATTCAGAGGTGATGTATTGAGTGACGAAGTTATTCATCCCATGGAGTTCTTGATTAGCAATACCTGATGCTGCTTTAATCTTATTCTGAGCATCAGACATATCGAGATATGTCAGTTGTTTCGCAAAACGACCGTCTAATGTCTTCCAGTCAGTTGGTGTAGAGACTGGATAGAACATTGACGGTCGATACTCAACCTTACGAGCTACTCGCTTTCCGTTCTCATAACCTCTGTATAATATATTGTTGCCACGTCTATGGACACTTGTGTAGAATTTTTCATTTGTCATACAGCCATTATACATTATAATGAGAGGAAAGTCAACTGTATCTACGTAATAATACTTGGTTTTGTTGGTACTGCAATACTTCCTGTCATCTCACTATGCTTAGAAAGTAACTCCTTGTTAGGGTTTACTACCCACATGACGTTCTCTATCTTGATAGGAAGCTCATTATATACAGCATACCCCATGTACTTCATAAATTGTAGATTGCCATCAGCTGTTGGTAAGATCACGTAGGGATCTATAATAGTGATATGGTTTTCGGTTTGGCCTTTGATGTTACAAAGTAACTCTTCACCTGTTGTTAGTCTTACGATTTGAGCAGTACTCATATTTTTCTCCATAGTGTAAAAAGGGCCAATTAAGGCCCTTATTTTAAGTTAACCTAAAAGCAGTTCTTTAGCCTTTTCGCTAAATTCTCCTAAGTTAATCGTTTGGGGTTTATCTTCCTCTGGGATTCGATTTTCTAATCCAATCAGCAGCACTCCATCAATAATATCAGCTCCTACAACTTTAATGGTATCAGCTAGTGTGAATGATCTATTAAAGTTTCTATTGGATATGCCATTATGAATATAATTAACATCTACAATAGTATCGGATTTAGTACCCTGAACTGTTAGCACACCCTTTTCCAAGGTCAAGTCGAGTTCACACTCTTTAAATCCAGCCACAGCAATTTCAATGAAGTAGTGATTATCACCCTTCTTAATTACGTTGTATGGTGGGTATGATTGTTGTTTTTGTGGGTGATTTAACGAATTGAATAAGTCGTCAAAGCCAAAGAATAGATCTCTTTGAAAGTTTGTCATAGTTTTCTCCTGTTAAGCGAGTTTATAATTATAGCGTCTCTCGAGAGACGCTTCTACATTAGAGTACCCGTTAGGCATACTCCAAATTCTTTAATACATTTATTTATACCACTGAGTAAGGACCGTTCAACATTTCTGTCAAAGTGTTCCTCAGATCATCGATAGTACCGTTATTGTCTACCAAGTAACCTTTAGCAGAACCAGATTCAGTAACATGATCAATAGTAGATTCAACATCTCTTTGGATATTAAGTAACGTAATGTCTTCGTTTTCAATCCAATCAAACTCAATAGGGTATCTAATATCTGATATGATAACACACTTCTCAAGTTTACTGATCTCATTGATCTTCTTTATATTCATTTGTAGTGAATAGTCTGCTCCATGCTGCTCGAACAACTCATCCCACCAAGATACTAGCAGCTCTCTAGGACTTTTACCACCAAATACAGCTTTAGGGCTATCCTTGTGTTCTCTATCATAAAACATAGCGATAGGAATACCAAAGTGTTTGGCAGCCATCTCCTTAGGCAGATCAGCTAATGCTATGATTGCAGCACCTCCTAGAATCTCTGCAATAATCTCTGCAGTAGTATCCTTTCCTGACATGGCCAATCCTGTTAATGCGATTATCATGTGTACTTCTCATCATGAATTTTACCAGAGCCATAATCACCATCATACGAGTGGAGAGCTTCTGATTTGAATGATAGATATTGTCCAATTCTTGTACCTTTTTGAAGCTTCATATCACCAACAGCAACGTGCATACATCCTGCCATACAACCATCATATCCTGAGTCATATAATCCTGATGTCAAGAATACTCCATTACGATTTAAAGTTGATCTAGTAATAACCCATCCAGCTTCATCAGCTCCCACAATAATGTTATTCTCCATGATCACTTCATAATGACCTGGTGGAAGAAACCAATTCCCATTTTCATTTGGAATCATTTCTGTAGATCCACGATGAACCTTTTCATCTTCATTAATAGCAAACAGGTTGGATTCAATACGGAATACCTTATCTACTCTAAGATCAACTGCATTAGGTTGAACATCACCTTCTTTAACTCCACTCAACGCTGAGGTTGCGTCTGGGCCCATAATATGAATCATTATATATTTACTCCTTCTTTATCATTAATAAACGCTACATTCGCTTCTACTTGCAGTTGATTATACACACTATTGCTCGAAAAGTCAACCTCTTCTTCAAACTTACCAAACTCCAATCCTGTAGGTGTTTCATCAAATTGGATATCATTCATACCAGCCCACACAGCAGCACTTGTGTCCCAGCTGTTGATATAGTAGTGGAAGTCTCTTACAAGATCAATTTCATTAGGACCATCAACCATCCCTAAGAAATGGAGCTTATCCTTATGCTGATAATCCAAAATACCTTCATCTTCTAGTGTATTCATCATCTTCCAACGGGATAAGAACCTTTGAAGCTTGTTGTCTTTCTCAACACCATACGCATTAGGAACACCTAGGATGGACACCCCGATTAAGTCAATCCAGTCTTGTTCCAATGCCCATTTAAATGTTTCTAGGTAGTCATCGAAATCTCCTACTTCAGACTGAGGAACAAAGAATGTTTTATAACCTGCTTTTTTAAAGATTGGTCCTAACTCTTTTGCTGCATCAATAGTCTTTTGACCTGGTTCACCAGGATAATCAGACAGCACGATATAATCAGCATTAATCTGATCTGCCATCTCTAACAACTTATCGCTTGGATACATAGGACGTCCAGCTTTATACATTTCAAATGCACTGTTGTCCATAATGATATCCTTTCCATCTTGAAAGGTAGTGCAGTATGCATCACCTTGCTCTTCAATGAGATGAGCTAGGGTTAAATGTAAACCACTTTCTTTAGCCGCGTACTCTGCAAATGCAGGCGGACTGATATGACAAAATTTCATTCACTTCTCCATTATATAATCAAATGACTTTTTACAGAAGTCTAACTGTTAATATGACTAACCTTCCATAGCATTGGTGACCATATCGTCCCAATGTTTCTTAGCAGATGCGTTGCCAAACTTCTTAGCAAACTCCTTTTTCATCTTACTATGAGTGTCGTCTGAATTTTCTATCTTGTCTAAAATCCAAGCGAACATCTCTGATTCTTTATCTGCTTTACCTTCTCTCATTTCCTTAAAAGTCTTCATTTTGTATACTCCGTATATGATCCATTTTCGTTATCTTCTGCTACACTAATTGTAACATCTCTATTAGGGTATTTATCATTAATTGTATCGCAAAGGTCGTTTGATATCATCTCACATGATTTGTAATCCAACTCAAGTACTGAATCATCATATAAACCTTCTAACCATCTCTTAAACAGAATGAACTCAATGTCTCTGTCATCATGCTTAACTTCAATACCAACTTTGAAATGGAAGATGTGTCTATGAGGATATCCTAAGAACTTCACTTCTTCTAATTCAGGCTCAGTTAAAGCAGCAGGGAATTTATGTATTCCTTCCTTCTGAAACCTTACCCATATCATTTGCTTTTTGATTTTCATACTATGTATTATACCTTAGTTTAGTTGTAAAGTCAACAGCATCTGCTATATCTATCGTATGTAATTGAAGATTCGTATGGACTCACATCAACATTATATGTTGGTTTAAGCCATTGTATAAAACCTTCCTCTTGAATTTCAATATAAGCTTGAGTCAACCCATTCTTAGGCTCTACTACCCACTTGAATACCCAATCTCTGTTAGCTTTAGCAGATGTTAGTGCTTGTCTGAATTTAGTAGGAGTGTACCCCTTACGCCTCCAATCTCTATGGTTATTTTCCAACCACTGGAGAGTGAGAGATGTCGATCCGATGTAAACACATTGATCTCCATCCCAAACGCTGTATACACCTCTACGTTTTCTTTCCATTACTTCCTAGTGAATGCTGCTAATGCTTCAGCTCGTAATGGAGAGTTAGACTCACCAAACTTACCTAAAGCGGTTAGAGTAACAGTTGTCGAGTTGGTATCCATAACACCACGTTGACTTACACAAGTGTGACCTGCATCTACCATTACGATGATATCATCTGACTGAGTAATGAATGACATTGCATGAGCAATCTGTTGATTCAATCGTTCTTGAATTTGAGGACGTCGTGCGAAGTATTGTACTAGTCTGTTCATCTTAGAAAGACCTAATACCTTCTTACGTGGAATGTATGCGATGTGACACTTACCAATGATAGGTCGTAAGTGATGTTCACAATCAGAGAACAAAGTAATGTCACGTTCTACTACGAACTCATCACCTTGTGTCATCTTATTATCTACCGCTGTACACTTAGGGAAAGTATCAGCTCTTAATCCAGAGAAGATTTCATTAACATACATCTTTGCTACACGGTTAGGTGTATCAATCAATGAGTCATCTGTTAAGTCTAATCCTAATGTTTTAAGAGTTGATTCAATATCTCGTTTAATTGTATTCATCTTAATGGCATTGCTAGTATTAACTAAGTCAGTCATTGGAGTTTGAACGCCCATTTTAACTAAGTAGTCATTTACGGCTCTACCTAGTTCTTCGTTTTGTTTACTTTTATCGTGCATTATATAATTCTCCTATGATTGTTGTAATGGTGAGATCCAATCCCACTCTGGTTTCATGATCAAGAACTGATCACTTGTACATCTTTTTGCTTCTTCTTCTGTTACTTCAATAAATGCTGCATTTGAATCGTGTTCGATACACTCAACCTTCTCAACATAACATCTACCTTCAGTTACATTCATAATAAATGGATTTACCTGTTCCCAGATGAATCTTGAACTCATCTCCATTGATACACCATAAGGTAGAATCCTTAGGTCAAACATTGGTGGATTAGTCACTTCATTTACTTTTTTAAAATCTTCTAATCTTGGATCGTTTGCTGGAATAACTGTAGTATGGTCAAAGTAATATTCTAAGAACTTCTTAACACTCTTTAAGTCACCAAATGGAACAATCCAACCCATATCATCTACTTCACCAGCAAATGTCATTTTAACACTTCTATCATTAAGTTTCAGACACGCGATGGAAACGATAAAGCACCTGAGTG